AAACCAAAGGTGTCCGGCCTTGTCTTTGCTCTTGCTTGTATAATAAATTTTCATTTTTGTATCCTCCTATTAATAACATATTTTTTCATAGCCCTGTATTATAAACCGTCTTGTGTATTGCAAATATACTTTTATGCTGTGGCAATATAAACCGCTGATTATAGCCGATTTGAATTGATAACGTTTCATATAATAACCTCCATTCTCCCCGGATATGCCGCCGGGGCCGGCTTATTCTGTGCTTGTCATGCTCTTAATGTAACTTCGGTATTATCTCTAATTGGCATTTTTGTAACGTATTCAACAAGGGAATGTGTAAAATCGTAAACTAACCGTCGACCCGCTGGATTATCGGTAATGTAAACAGTTTTATCCCATATGGGCGGCTGCTCGATCGATTGACCGGGAGCGTAATACTGCACATTAAAATATATCCGTTCGTTATCTACCCACGGGAAGGCCCTTACTTTATATGTCTCTATCCATTTATCAATATTCATAATATCCACCTTTCTCCCCGGTTTAGCCGCCGGGGCCGGCACGTCACGTTAGATGTAGTCTCTGTCATTAAGCGTGTAAACTGCGATGGTCTTGTCATCTGCGGAGTAGCTATCCTTTACCGAGTGGTAATTGCCCTGTTTGTACTCGCTGTACGGGATGCGGCGCTCAACCCACAGGTTGGGGTAAAGGATTTGGGCAATCTCGTTTGCTGCCCAGTATCCGGGATCATGTTCGGCCTTGGCGCATCTGCGGACAATGTCAAGGCGGGTCTCAAGCTGCTCCACTGTAAGCTCGTTGGCGGGTGCGCTCATTAAGGTTTTAACCTGATTGACAGTCATCTTGGTCATGTCCGTACCTCCTGTTATTGGTTGTCGTTGCTTATCCTGTATCTATATAATATCACGTTATCGTTACATTGTCAACATAAATAAGCTAAAATATTAACCAAACAATTGGCCCCTGCTTTGTGCATAATGCGGGAGCTTTTATTATTGCAAAAGGAGCTGATATTGTGGCAGAAAAAAAAGAATGCGGCCTAACTGCCGCTGGAACGCCGAGAAAAAGGCCGCCGAGAGAGGGAGAAGGAAGGCCCACCAAGTATAGGCCGGAGTACTGCGAACAGATTATAGAATACTTTGACAGACCCCCGCAGCAAGTAGTATATAAGGAGACCTATTACTCTGACGGGACGCTAAAGAGTAGGGAGCCTATTGTCTTAGGGGAGCAGATACCGACCTACCAAGGGTTTGCGCACTCCATCGGAGTAGATGCGGCGACACTTAGACGGTGGGGGAGCGATGAGAGTAAGCCAGAGTTTTGCGCTGCATACGCGCGCGCGAGAGAGCTGCAGGAGCATATCCTGGTTGTCAACGCCATCGGTGGCCAGTACAACAGCCAGTTTGCACAGTTTTACGCTAAAAACAACCTGGGGTACAAGGACAAGACCGAGCAAGATGTTACTACCACAGTAATAACGGACGCAGACAAGGCACTTTTAGAACGAGTGGCCAAGCGCCTAGGCAAATAATGTATATATGCAGTTGTCTAAAGTCTAGACAAAAGCGCTTTTCGCATTGAATATTTACTGTATAATGCGGATAAATATTCAGAAAGTGTCCAAAATCACGGGGTAAACACTAAGAGCGAGTGAATAATATGCAATAAACAATAATTTAGCGAAATTGGTGGTGTAAAGTGGCGTCAGAAGCCTATTTAGACATAGTCGCTAAAGCGCGGGCGGCAGAATTGGAGTACATTGCGGGTGACCTGCTATATTACGTCTCCGAGTACGTCCACATTGAGGACAAAGACACGCCGGAGGTTGTGGTGCCGTTTCGGCTGTGGCCGGCGCAGGAGTCGGCATTACAGTCCATACACTCCCACCGGCTAAATATCATCCTCAAGGCCCGCCAATTAGGCGTAACCTGGCTGACGCTGGCCTATGCGTCGTGGTGTCTGCTGTGCAATCCTGGGTGGCTGGTGATTGCTCTGTCCCGTACAGAGGAGGAAGCAAAAGAGTTGGTACGCAGGCTGTCTGTGATATACCGCCATATGCCAGCACTTATCCGGGAGGGCGGCAAGGACAGCGACGGATGGACGGGGATAAGGTACAAGGTAACTGCGCTGTCAATTGACATCACCTATCCAGACGGCAGGACAAGCACATTTAAGGCTTTCCCCTCTGCATCGGGTGCGGCCCGGTCATTTACGGCTAACCTCTTGATACTCGACGAGTGGGCGTTCCAGCAGGCGGCGGAGCAGATATGGTTATCGGCCTACCCTACCATCAACAGACCCACCGGCGGCAAAGTCATCGGGCTATCTACCATCGAGCGGGGTACGCTATTCGAGCAGATGGTGCTGGATGCACAGGCTGGCAAAAATGGCTTCAATTTGATTTTTCTGCCCTGGGATGCCGACCCCAGGCGTACGCCGGAGTGGTACACCCAGACCAAAATGGCAATGGGCGACACAATTATGCAGGAGTATCCGGCAACCATCGAGGAGGCCCTAACTATTCCAGGCGGCAGCTTTTTCCCGGAGTTCCAACGGCATATCCACATTAAGGAGCCGCAAGAGGATACAGAGGGATACCGGCGCTATGTGTGCATCGACTACGGCCTAGATATGCTGTCTGTGCATTGGGTGTGGGTGGACACGGAGTATAACGCGAGGGTGTACCGCGAGTTTGACGCGCCCAACCTGACCATATCGGATGCTTGCGCTAAAATACTGGAGCTTACCGGTGATGAGCATATAGACCTATTTCTGGCCCCGCCAGACCTATACAACCGGGATCAGGTGCTAGGTAAGAGCAGAGCGCTTATATTTGGTGAGCACGGCGTTAATCTCACCAAGACCAGCAACGACCTGGAGAGCGGATGCGCGGCGATGAAAGAGTGGCTAAAACCTGTTGGCGATACGGCGGCGTTGACCATTGACGAGGACGCAGCCCCGAATCTGGTACGATGCCTGACCAAGATTCAAAAGGACAAAAACCGCCCGAACGTATACGCCAAGGAACCGCATAACTTAACCCACGATGTGGACAGTCTGCGGTGTTTTTGTGTGTACTGGACGGCACCGGCACGCGTAGAGCCAAGGCGCACAAAATGGACAAAAAGCATGATCGAGGACTACAACAACGCCTCGCCGGAGGACAAAAAATATTTAATTGAAAAATGGGGGGAGAGAGCTTGAGGGATTACGACAATGAGCGCTTGCGGGAGTGGCAGGAGAAGTATGAGCAGGCCCGCAGCGCTTATGCCGACAGTTTAGATGCATTCAATGGATATGCCAAACGGTATAATGGGGCGCATGACCAAGGCCCCGGAAAGCCTGTATCGGTGGTCTGGAATATCACAAAAGAGCTGATCGAAAGCCAGATTGACAGCAAGATACCGCAGCCCAAAGTAGTGCCACAAAGGCCCACAGAAAAGTCTATCCGACTGGCAAAAGTGATAGAGGATATGATCCGCAACCAAATTGACCGGCTGCCCATGGAATATATTAATGACGAGGACGAGCGCACGTCTAAAATCATGGGTGGCAGCGGATTTTTGGTGGAATGGGATAACAGCATCAAAACCCATGATACCGTTGGGGATATATCTGTCCGTCTGATGGATGCAAAGCAGATGATACCGCAAGAAGCTGTATACCTGACCAAAAACATGGACCATCTATTTTTAACCTTCGAGGACACCAAGGCGAGGATAAAAGAGCGGTACGGTAAGGATGTGCAGGGGGATAGCGTAGACCCCCGCAGCGCAGACGCTACCGCAGAGGATTTGGTCACACAGGTAGTTTGCTACTACAAAAATAAAAAGGGCGGGCTGGGCTGTTACTCTTGGGCCGGGAGCACGGAGCTAATCGATGACGATGACTTCGAGGCCCGTAAGGATAAAGTCTGCGCCGCTTGTGGCAAGACACAGCCGCAGGGAGAAAACGAGTGCACCTGCGGATCCAAGGAATGGGAGAAGCGGCCTAGAGATTACGAGATTCTAGCGGAGGATGTTATACGTTCTGATGGCAGCGTAATCCCCGCCATGTCGCCGGTCCGGGACGAGTACGGGGAGTACGTATACGAGGATTACCAAGTACCTGCTATAGATATGATGACAGGGCTTCCCCTGTTTGATTATGTGTTCGATGATGCAGGCAATATCATAGGGGATACCCCACGCATGGAAACAAGGCAGCGGGTAAAAATGGAGCCGACCAAGATACCGTACTACTACCCCCGCAGTTTCCCCCTGCTTATTCGAAAGAATATTTCGGCTACGAATCAGTTTTTGGGCAGCTCTGACTGCGAGGCTATAGCAGACTTCCAAGACTCTATCAACCGGATTCTATCCAAGGTAACAAAAAAGGTGCTAAAGGCCGGGTCCTACATCACAAAGCCTTCCGATCTGCGGATGAATTTATCAGACGAGGACGTTGTACCCATCGATGTAGAAACGCCTGTACAGATGGAAATGATAAAGCCTATTAGTCTGAATTTTGACTATGTGGCAGAGGTTGCCCTTGTGATGCAGATGTACGAGATGGCAAAGTCCGTCATGGGGATAACCGACAGCTTTCAAGGCAAGCCTGACCGCACAGCACAATCGGGCCGGGCAAAAGAAGCGCAGATTGCACAGGCAGCCGGGCGAATTCGTTCCAAGCAGGTGATGAAAAATGCTGCTTATGCCGACCTGTACGAAACCATGTTTAAGTTTATGCTGGCCTACGCGGACGAGCCAAGAACCTATACCAGCACCGGATACAACGGCAATCAGATACAGCAGGTTTTTAACCGCTATGACTTCCTC